GCGAATTCGTAAAGACCCTGAACCGCAAGGCGTTCGACCTGAAAGTCAAAAAGCAGGAAATGATCAAGGCCATGAAAGCCATCTGCGAGGAGCGCAAAGCCAACGCCGAACACTTCACCAACTACGAGGCCGAGGATAAGCTGTACGAGCTGGCTCAGAAGTACGCCGAAACCTTCCACCGTTTCAGCACCCCGGAGATCGTTAGGGAAAAAACCTTTCACACCTTCGGCTGCTCCTACCCTTCCGAGCTGATCATCTACGGCGGAATCGTGAGCGGCAAGTATTACGAGATCGAGCGGATCAAGCTGGCAGCATAAAGCACCAAAGCCGAGCCGGGGCGGCAAAACCCCGGCAGAAAGGAAGAAAAGCAATGAAAGAATACAGAATTATGTGTGACCGCGTGTCTATTGATGAAAAAGGGCATTCTTATGTGATCACCGGGACCTGGCCTCTTAGCGAGTCAGGCACATCGCTCAAAACCGTATTCACTAACAAGGATGAAGCTGAGCTTTCGAAAGAGCGCTGGGAAGCTTACGGCGCGGCCTATGAAGAAAAATCGAAGGCAATCATTGCAAAGCATCCGTCCTCGCTTCGCGTTTGGCATCAGTATAACTACCGCATCCAATCCCGCGAAGTTAGCATGTGGGAATGAACTAATTGCCCGCCCGTGGGCATTGTACGCAGGCAAGGAGGGTTCCACAATGAAGCTAAAGGATAAACCGCTTGAGTGGTGGAAAGGGCGCAGCTTCGTTTACTGGTGCAAAGCAGACAACAAGGACGAGCGCAAAATCAACTACACTTTTAACTGGTATTCAATCGGGCAGGGCTTAACCGTTGAACACTATACCAGTGATGAACCAGTTGATCCGCTGACAATGTACAGAATCCGTAACAGCAAAATCAATGAGATCAAACTAATTGATAACGAATGGTTTGTTACCCTTGATTATGGGTGCATATAAGAAAGGAGAACACAATGTCTTTCAGCGCATGGGTTAAAACTCTTGCAAATGAGTTTGTCGGAAAGAAAGTCCAGTATGAAGGAAAAATTTATACCATTGTGAAAGTTGATTCAAATGGCATTATTCACATTGATAAACCGAGCGTGTATAACACAACAACAGCAGTATATGAGCCATACCAAGCAAGAATAAATTTAGTTTGAAAAAACCAAGGCCCGCCGGGAGCCTATCCCGGCAAGCCCCGGAAAGCGTTCCCGTTACGGTAATTTTTTCTTGACAAATTACCTTTTCGGATATATAATAATATTACCGTTAAGGCGATTGGGGGTGAATGAATGAGAATCAAGGAAATCAGGAAAGCGAGAGGCATGACCGGAGCTGAACTGGCGAAAGCTATTCACACTACTCCGGTGACCATCAGCAGATATGAAACCGGGAAGCGGATGCCCAGCATCGAAAAGGTCGTGGAGATGGCGAAGGTCCTGGGCGTGACCATCGAAGAGCTGATCGGCAAGAAAGCGGGGTGATCAGATGCAGGACCTACTCTCCACCGAGTACATCATGGAGCGATATTCCATGAAGCGCCAAGCGGCGGCGAAGCTGATGAACAACAATCTGCCCGTAGTGAAGATCGGAAAGCGAATCTTCGTCCGGGCGCGGGACCTGGAAAACTGGGAGCAGCAGAAAACCGTCTACCCCGTAACGCCGATCCGAACACCGCACAAGGTGATCAAGTTAGAAAGGAAGAGGGCAACATGAAAGACAAGAAGCTGGAAATCATTTACCGAATGGTCAGGAATGGCTATCACCTGATGAACCGCACAGCGGAAGAAATGGCCAGCATTTTCACCCTGGAGGAGCTGGAAGAATTCGAGCGGAAGCACAACGAAAGGAGGGAAAAGCAGTGAACGAATACATGAAGCTGGTGAACGATACCAGGGAAATGACCCAGCGGATGACCCTGAAATGGGACGTGATCTCCTGCATCCTGATCGCCCTGATGGCCCTGCTGGCGATCATCGGCCTCCGCCTCATTTGGGAAGAGCACCGGGAGCGGAAAGAGCGGAGGCTTCAGGAAACATACACCGGGTATGAGTATCAGCCGACCGTGACCGAAACCGTGCAGTATGTGAACGGCGTGGAATTTCACCGGATGGGCGTTCCGGGAAAGGGGGGTGTAAAGGATGTGTAACAGCTATCAGGATTTGCCGGATGCCCCGTGGATCAGGGAAGCGGAAATCTTCGGGCCTCCGGGTGATGAGGAAATCACGTTTTCTTGCCCGGTATGCGGTGCAGATGAGCCGGAAGATTTTTACTTCGATAGGGGCGGGGATATCTGCGGATGCTCCGAATGCATGAAGCGTAAGGATGCTTACGAATACATGTATGACAAGTTGATGGATGAAAGAAGAGCTTATGCCGGGTACAGATAAGAAAAGGCCCTTACGTCAGCCGATAACGTAAGAGCCACGAAGGCAAGTGAAGCGAGGGCAACACGAAAAACCTTCATACATATTATAACACAAGATCATAAATGAATACAAGGGGGAAACATAATGAGCGCTTATGAACTGTTGAGCAAGGTCAATGTGAACGAACACACCGAGAAGAAGAACGGACTCACTTATCTCTCTTGGGCGTGGGCTTGGGGGGAGCTTCTGAAAGCCTTCCCGGACAGCACCTACACCATCTACGAGAATAAGGATGGCTGGAATTATCACACAGACGGTCGGACATGCTGGGTAAAAACTGGCGTAACCGTGGATGGCAAAGAGTACATCGAATATCTTCCGGTCATGGACTTCAAAAACCGGAGTATTCCGGCGGATCAGGTGACCAGCTTTGATGTCAACAAAGCTATACAGCGGAGCCTCACAAAAGCGGTAGCCCGTCACGGGCTGGGCCTCTACATCTACGCCGGAGAGGATTTGCCGGAGGGAGAAGAGCCGGAACCCGTCAAGGATAAGCTGGAAACCTCCAAGGAAGATCAGGAAAAGGAAGAGGCGAGACGGGCTACTATCGGCGTTCTGATGCAGAAGTACGGGCTGGATAACCCCGGTTTCAACGCCATTTACAAGCAGTATTGCTTGAACGCCCTCAAGGCCCCGGCGACTATCCTGATCAACAAACTGACGGACGAACAGTTTGATACCATGATCCTTACGGTTAACGAACAGCTTAAGAAAGGAGCCGCTTAATGAACAAACTTATCATCATTGGCAACCTTACAAAGGACGCAGACAACCGGGTCACCCAGACCGGGCATGCGGTTACAACTTTCACGGTGGCGGTCAACCGCCGCCCCGTGAAGGAAGGCCAGCCGGAAGCAGACTTTTTCCGGGTCACGACATGGGACAAACTGGCGGAGCTTTGCAAAACGCTAACTAAGGGCAAAAAGGTGTGTGTAGTCGGCCCGGTTAGCGTCAGCCTTTACCGGGCGCAGGACGGCAGCACCAGAGCCAGCCTTGATGTGATGGCAAACGAAGTGCAGTTTCTCAGTCCGAAAGAACCGAAGCCTGAACAGCCGGGTTATGTAGCAGTTGATTCTAACGATTTACCGTGGGGCTAACGGCGAAAGGATAAGCTATGGCACGTTCTTATCTTAAAGTCTATTTTGATTTTGATGAAAAAACGGACGAACTCAATGACAGCGAGAAAGCACGTTTGCTCTTGGCTATGCTGAGATATGCACAGACGGGAGAAAAACCTGTTCTCACAGGCAATGAGCGCTTCCTGTTTTCCACATTCAAGGGCGAAATAGACAGGGATATTGCCAACTACAACACGAAGGTTTCCAACGGAAATCTTGGTGGTAGGCCAGCAAAAGAAAAACCTGGCGAAACCGAAAATAACCTAACAAAACCAAACGAAACCGAAGCAAAACCTAAAGAAACCAAAACCCTTAAGACTAAAGAACAAGATAAAGATATAGATATAAAGACTACTAAACCCCCTATATCCCCCTTGTTCGCCGATTTCTGGAAAGCATATCCGAAACATCAGGATCGTCAGGGTGCGCTCAAGGCTTTTGAGAAACTGAAACCGGATCAGGAACTACTTGACCAGATGATCAAGTCCATCAACGCTTGGAAACAGTCTGAGCAATGGACGAAGGACGGCGGTCAATACATCCCGATGCCGACCACATGGCTGAACCGAAGACGATGGGAGGACGATCTCCCTCAAACAGCGCAATTCAAGCCTGTTAAAACCGTCAGCGCACAGCAATACACCCAGCGCGATTACGATGAGAACGATTTGGAGGAACGGCTTGGCATAAACGACCTGTTCAGGAAGGGGGCTTCCTGATGACGGAATCCTCCGGGACGTATTATTCCACCTTGCCGGACGGTCGCGTTTTGCTGGCCTGTACGCTGCCGGACGGGGCTGATGAAACGGAAGCCCGGGTGCTATGGCAGGATCGGGAAGAGATCAGTGGGGAACAGCGCAGAAAGATATTTGCGATCTGCGGGGAAATCGCCCAATGGTCGGCGCACGATCCAGAATATGTCCGAAAGAACCTGACGGCGGATTTCCTTCGGGCGAACATCGAACGGCTCCAGTTGTCGGCCTTAAGCCTTGCGATCTCCGGCAACTGCGACAAGGGAACCGCCAGCCTGTTCATCGACTTTTTGATTAACTTCTGCTTGGAAAACGAGGTTCCGACCAGCAAACCCTTGCAGGAGTACGCTGACGATCTGGAGCGGTACACCTACGGTGCGCTCCTGCACAAGCGGTGCGTGGTCTGCGGGAAAAAGGCTGACATACATCATTGCGAAGGTAGTCACGTTGGAATGGGCAGAAACAGAAAAGAAATGATCCATCTTGGGGCGGTTCTTATGCCGCTATGCAGGGAACATCATAACGAGTGCCATACAATAGGGCAAACAGAATTCGACCTCAAATATCATACGAAAGGGGTAGTTGCAGATAAAAGAATCTGCCAGAAAGTGGGTCTGAAATATGCCTGAAGAATATAGGATGCCAAGCTCCATTCCGTTTTTCCTTGTCTCAAATAAAGGGAATGTTATTGTTGCAGACACGAATGTTCCTGCGAGGATAATGGATAATGGTCATGGTTATAAGCAAATTCAGATCATGAGAAAAGGGAAAAGATATACCCGGTACGTTCATCGGCTTGTGGCTGAGTGTTTTATTCCGAATCCAAATAACCTACCGGAAATAAACCACATCAACGGAGATAAAAGCAATAATTCTGTTGAAAATCTGGAATGGTGCAATCATAAAGACAATCTACTTCACGCTTACAGGACTGGCTTGAGGCCAAACACAACGCCAAAGCAAAGAGAAGCGGCAAGAAGAAACGTCATGAGTGAAAACGTAAGAAAAAAGTGCCGTGAAGGTTGGATCAGATGGTCAAAAACACCTGAAGCAAGAGAAACATGGTTGCAGAACATTTCAAAAGCTGACAAGTGGGGAACACTTAATGAACCGTCTGAAGTAAAAGCAGAAAGAAGACGAGAAAAAAAGCGTCTGTATTATCAAGAACATAGGGAAGAATATAGCAGAAAAGCACATGAAAGATACTTGAAAAAGAAATTGGCAATATGACCATCAGGAACGTCAGCGGCCTTGGGCAGATGTCAGCAAACAGCTTTTTCATGGCGAACCCTTCACAGGGTTTCCTCCTTTCGATTAGGGATTGATACACTCCTTTCTTTCCGCAGACGGAGGATTCTTGGAGGGCGGGCGGGTATGCAATCCGAAATCTGCAAGCCCCCGGCGCTGACTGCTTTCCGGCACGGATGGTATGCGGGATGCCAAATATCCGCAATGCCGGAACGCTGACGCTCTGAATATATGTGTAGGGTGAGAATACTAAAGACCCGGTAATGGATTCTCCGCAATCGGTGAAGCCCCACGGAGGGGATGCGCTTGTTTGTCTCTTGCCTTGCCGGGCAAAAACATTTTAAATCAATAATCCGCGCAAAATGGATGGAATGCAGAAGATTATTGTTTGCCGGATTAAGGCACGACAGGGAGCGGCTATCCGGTACGAACAAGGAGGCTAAGATGGCACGTACATTTAAAATTACCGGGTATTTAGTTGATGCGAACGATAATTATGACGCAGAAGATATAGAGGGAATCATTGAGCGTCATACGGATTTGATTGCCAATCTGAAAATCGTTGCTTCGTCAGAATGGAAATGGGACGATGATTGCCCTGAAAATTTTGAAGGATGTACGGTAGAAGATTATGAGCGGAGGTTTTAGGCCATAATCGGAGGAACTTGAAAAACCATGAGATGGCTGAAAGAGAGCGGCTATCCGGCAATGGAGGGCAACACATGGCACAATGGCACAAATTCACAAAGCGAACCATGCCGGAGGTAAACGGGAAAACCTTCCTGATCTGCCGAGGCTATAAAGACCCGGATGATCAAATCATGTGTACTGCAAAACGGGTGCAAATCCTCGATGAAAAGCCCTATATCCGGTATATCGGGAATCACGGGCAAGGGGAATTCGGCTGGCGTATACTGCCGGAAGAAGAATATAAAGATACGCTTTGGCAGGAGATTGATTATCCATGAGATGGCTGAAAGAAAGCAAGTATCACAACAAGCGGGTCACGGTGGACGGGATCACCTTTGATTCGGTCAAAGAGGCAAGCCGTTGGCAGGAACTAAGGCTGATGGAGAGGGCCGGGGAAATCACATTGCTTGCCCGTCAGGTGAAGATTGAACTGGTTCCAAAGAGTAACCTTTTCAGGGCGGTTTATTACGTTGCTGATTTTGTGTATGTTGACAAGCGAACCGGAAAAACCGTTTATGAAGATGTCAAGGGCGTTAGAACGGATGTCTATAAACTGAAGAAAAAGCTGTTGTACTGGCGGCACGGTATCGAGATCAAAGAAACATAAACGGAGGGCAACATGCTTTACATGAACCAAAAGCCGGATGAATGGTCGGAAACGGTTCTCCGGCACATTGGAAAAAATCTCCGGCGGAAGCGGCAGGATGCCGGGTGGACGATCAACCGGATGTATGCCGAGACCGGGATCGCAAGAATAACGATCATGCGGTGGGAAAGCGGGAAACGGTCTCCGAAGCTGGACGATATATTGTGGGTGTGTAAAAGAACCGGGTGGAAACTGTCTGAAATACTGGGAGGGGCGAAATGATCTCAGAGGCAACGAATACCAATCCCCCATTTTGGCGGGAGTGGCGGCAGTTGGGCCATGCGGTAGTGCTCCGGGCCGTCTACGATTACGCAAAGGCGAAGAAAAAGGCCGTAAAGGATAAGGACGGTTTTTACTACGCCTACGAAGTCGGGTATTATGAAAAGTTCTTCCGCAGTCAGTATTTCGCCCATATCTGCCCGGACTATGACGGTCACAAACTGCTTGAAATCTTGGAGGCCGGGAAGTGGCGGAGCCTTCCGAAAATTCACCGGGTAACCCCGCCGCCGACCTATATCGTGTGGGAGTATCAACCGAAAGAAACGCCTGACCCGCTGGGCAGAGGGAGGAAGAGAAAATATGGCTGAGGTTTGGAACCGGAAACAGCGGCGAAAAATGGCCCGGTATGGCATCGGGCAGGAAGCGTTGAACAAAGGCATTGACGAGGCCCTGAGACGGGGCGAAGAGAACGCCAGCCGATCAGCATTTGCCGGGATGATCCTTGCGCTGTATCAGGAATTTAATTTCCCTGCTGACCGCATACACGATTTGGCAGTTGAGACCATGAAAAGGATCAACGGGGCGTACTGCGCTACCGAGCTGGTGGAGCGGGTGCGGGAACTGACCGGGTTTGACGTAGACCAGCCGCTCGAAGAGTTCGAGGCGGATATTTCTTTGATGGAGGACTGACGCTTATGAAAATCAAGCTGGATGAGGGAGCCATCTGCCCGACCAGGGCGCATGATCAGGACGCTGGGCTGGATTTGTACAGCCGGGAAGAAAAGATCATTGGCGGTATTTCCCGTGAGTACATTGATAATTATGATCCGCTTGAAAATTACGCCGTATTTGACACGGGCGTTCACATCGAATTGCCGCCGGGAACCTTCGGACAGCTTTTTAGCAAAAGTGGACTGAACGTCAACTATAACATCGTTTCCTGTGGAGGCACAATCGACGAGGGCTACACTGGAAGCATCCACGTCAAGTTATACAACCTTGGAAAGAAGCCATATATGATCCGCAAGGGGCAGAAAATTTGTCAGTTAGTGATCATGCCCTGTCTGAAACCTGATCTTGAAATCGTAGAGAAATTGGAGGACACAGAACGTGGAACAGGTGGGTTTGGATCAACAGGCATGTAAGAACTGCCGCTATCGCTCCGATGATTTCACTTCTGCTTGCGTCAATGGCGAATCCGAACATTGTGCAGATTTTGTTTCTGAGGATGACTGGTGCGAGGAATGGGAGGGAAAAGAAGATGCTTGATAATGAGATCATCAACCACATGGACGCGGAAGAACTGAGAAACTATATCGTCCACCAGGAAAATGTTATAAGCGCTTTGCAGACCGTCAACAGTGAAAACGCTGATATTATCGAACGTATGGAAATGACAATACATGCCATGAACTGCAAACATGGATCATTGAGTGTTTATAACGCACGCCGTGGTGAGCTTTCTTCTGTGGAGCGCGAACTGCGGAAGAAATACGAGCGGTATTTAACTGCTACGCCAGTGTGTTCTGCTCATTCAGTGAGTATAACGGGAAGCTGACAATGCCATCATGGCATCCGAATGATTCAACTCGGCACGTTCCGCGCTTGCGTGGGGCGAGAAATCCGCTGATCGTTCGCGGTCGGTGCAGTGCCTGATATTTGTTCTGATAATTTAAATAGGAGTTTAGATAATGGAGATTGTGCAATTCCTGTATAAACTGCTTGCCTGCCATTTCGTAGGCGATTATGTGTTGCAAGTTGATTACATAGCACAAACAAAAGGCAAAAATTGGTGGCACATGATTGCACATTGCATTCTGTACGCCGTGCCTTTTGCGCTTTCGTTTGGAATCGACTGGCGGTTAGCGGTGATTCTCATTTCGCATTTTATTATTGATTCGGCAAAGGCAAGGTGGCACGTGATTGGATATGCCGTGGATCAGGTGGATCATTTGCTAATATGCGGAGTCTATCTACTATAACTTAAATAACACAATAGGAGGCTGACGATGGACAAGGAAACAGTTATCAAGTCCATTGAAAAAGGCATCCGCATTGCCGAAGCCGCTGAAAGCGGGTGGGTGTGGATCACGATTGAGCAGGCACGGAAAGTGGTGGAGATACTGAGGGAGGCCAACGATGAACGATAAATACTTCGGGACCATCTGCCTGTGCGCTCTGCGGTACGCTCTGGGCCGTCAGTCTTACATGCCCGGTATCGTGCAGGATTTTATCCGGGCGCATATCAGCGAGATCGATCAGAGCAGTATAAAGGTCATGATCCGGGACATCGAAGAGGCGGACAAGGTCAACACTTATACTTCAAAAAGCGGAGATACCATAGTGATTGACGGCTTGGGAGACACGAAGATCGACCGCCCCGGCTGGGAGCGTCTGAGGGAGTTTCTGAGGGAGAAGGTGACGGATGATGAACTATGACGAAATTATCATGAGCCTGACCGAGATTGCCGGCCAGCCTACAGAGGACGGCATGGTGGACGGGGTGAACCAGCAGACGATCATGGACGCGCTGGAGCTGATCAACTACCAGCACGAACACATTGAAGCGTTTCTAAAAGATCAGGAACCCACCATCGGTAGCTGGATCAGCGTCAAGGACAGACTGCCGGAAACAAATGATGAAGTGTTGGCAACGTATTTATACGATGACAAACCGAACAAGCGGTACGTTGAAACGGCAAGCTATTTTGATGACGGAGAAGGTGAAGGACATTGGCACTCTGTATGGGATGAGTTCAACGTTGGGCGTGTGCGGAAAACAACAATAGCGTGGATGCCGATGCCCAAACCGTATAAGCCGCCGAAGGAGGACAAAGACGATGCCTGAATCAATGGAATCCTGCTCCCACGTTTGGGTATACGATCATACGGATCATGATACCGTCTACATGCGCTGTCCATACTGCAATATGGTACGGCTGGCGATGCCGGGAGAGCCGTGCCATGTGGTGAGCCGGGAGCTTCACATCCGGCACGATGGAGAGGAGGGCGATGCCTGATGCGGACACCGCTGTTTCGCAGGGAGCTGAACGGCACAGAGACGGTCATAGGTTACGCCGCAGACGGGACCGAGGCTTCCATGCTGATGGACGCAGACAGGGAAAATATAGACTGGGATGCCGGATATCGCTGGGACAGACCGGAAAACGGCAAGAAGGAGCCTGATGATGGACGCTAAAACGTTTTTCCGGGAGGCGCTGGAAGCCGCGCATGAGATCAAGGACCTGGAGAGACAGATGGATCACTACAGGGACATGATCGGCGGGGCGAGCATGCACTTCTCCCCCATTGCGATGACGAAAACCAACAGATCCAGGGTTGAGGATATCGCTGTCAACCTGGCCGAGATTGAGGCGGACATCGCGGACCGTATGTATACCTATACCGAGCGGATCAAGGCAGCCAGAGCCCTCGTAGCTCAGATACAGAGCTATCGCCAGCGGCAGGTGCTGACACTGCGATATCTGTGCGGGCACAGTTGGAAAACCATCACGGATGAGATGGGATATTCAGAGCCGAAAAGCGTGTACAGGATGCATGGCTGGGCATTGATCAGCGCACAAAAAGTACTGGACCAACAACAGGAAAATGGTGGATTGATTACCACCACTGACCAGTGATATTATTATACTGGCGAATAAGAAAAGGGCTCCGAGTTATTCGGAGCTCTTTTTACGCCAGTTTTTATACTTCCCTGATGTGATGCGATTGTCTGTATAGGGGGCGTCTTCTGGGATCAGCCAGTCGCGTCCGATCTTTACGGCACCGGGAAGCGTTCCCAGCTTTCATTTTTGCGCTACACTGCGAGGCGCTTTGCCTACCTTGGCAGCGTACTCTTTCACGGTGATGTAGTTGATATCCGGCATGATGGATCCACCTCCAGGGTCAGATTTCAGAGATCACGGAACAACCTGATTGATGGGAACCTGCAACGCAGTAGCAAGAGGCCGGAGCTTATCAATACCAGGTAACTGTCGGCCATGTTCCCAGTGCTGTACAATGCGCTGCGCCGTAAGCCCAGTAAACCCACAAGCAAGGCCCAGAGCTTCCTGTGTGATGCCAGCAGCCAGTCGCATGGAGCGGAGCTTGTATCCGTATTCTATCCGCGCATCCTTAGTCATGTATGATCCCTCCCGAAACTATGGTAGCTGATAAAGGATAGTCTCAAGACTTATTCCAAGTATATTATACCAGTATATAGAATATAGTAAAACCACACAATGGTCTATTTGCCCAATCTGATGCAAAATATCAGGGTATTAATTCGTAGAAAAAAGAACATGGCTCCGCTCGTGTTCGGGAGACCCCCCGCCCCCTCTATTTTCCCTGCTGTATCACTTATTTAAAGCCTGTTCCTGATAATGGAGCGGGCTTTTTTTATTTGTTTGGAAGGATCAGGACACACATCAAGACAGCTTCCTGGCGCATCAGAATGGTATAGTTTCTCTCTATATATACTGAGCGCTAATAGATATACTGATCAACTCTGATTCTGAGGGAGCAGCGCGTATACCTATAGTATTCACCTACCACGAATCTGAGGGGAGGCATCCCCCACCAAGGCCAGTTCACTGCAGCACTGGGGAGGGGTACCGGGTACCCGGGGGAGGTGTCGGCGATCTCGACCCAGGGGGGCCCATTCTGAGTTGGGAGTCCCGTTCCTCCGCCGTACCGTATATAGACCTCAGCACCACTCTCCCAATACCCCACCGGGGAAGGAGTTTTGTACATGTCAAAAAATTCAAACAGTCCATACTACGGGCTGAAGCGAGACCAGGCGCTTGCCTGTCGAATGATCCTTGAGCGAGCATCGATAGAGCAGATCGTAACCACCATTCTGAAGCCTTTTAACGAGGATGGTGAGATCGATCAAAAGAAGATGTCAGCCGGAAAGTACAAGATCAAGAAGTGGATGCGCGAGCCAAAATTTCAGGAGATGTATCGCGCAATGATTCACGAGATCGCCATGCCTGATGTTGCAAGAGCGCTCGGGCGAATCTCGGACCAGATTGATGACAAGAATCCTTGGTTAGCCAACAAGGCTGCGAACGACACGCTTGGCCGGTTCTACAATGATCTGATGGGTGTGGACGAGAACACCGTAACTGTAAGGGTTGAGGGCATGCCGGAGCTCGGCACTCCGGATGGCGAAGATGATGGGCCCGAGCGAGATACGGATTAACTATAACCCGACCCAGAAGCAGCGGTTTTTCCATGCCACTAAGGCCGACGAGGTGCTGTACGGAGGAGCGGCGGGCGGCGGGAAAACAAAGGCCCTGATCATGGACGCTCTATTCCGGGCGCTGAAGTTTCCCGGGATCACCTGCGTGATTTTCCGGCGGACGTATCAGGAGCTTGAGGATACCGACATCAAGGAGGCCACCGCCTCTTACCCGCAGAAGCTCGTGAAATACAACGCAGGCAGGCACGAGTTCACCCTGATCAACGGGAGCAAGATCCTGTTCAGGCACTGTGAGCACGAGGCGGACCGGTTTAATTACTCCGGTATCGAGATTCAGGCGCTGTATTTTGACGAGCTGACGAGCTTTGAGCAGACCATTTATGACTTCCTGAAGACCCGTCTGAGGGCGAAAAAGACCCTCGGCGTGGTCCCGATAGTCCGGTCTGCCTCAAACCCTGGGAACATTGGCCACGGATGGGTTAAAAAGATGTTCGTGGACGCTGGGCCTTATATGTCGATCCAGACGCAGGAGATCTATTCCGAGGCCCTGCACAAGAGCAAGTTCATCAAGACCCAGTACATCCCAGCGCTGGCGACGGAAAACCCGCACATCACGGAGGACTACATCTTCCAGCTGGAGACTAAGCCTGAGGCACTGCGAAGGGCGCTCCTCCAGGGTGACTGGGACAGCTTTGAGGGTCAGGTGTTCTCAGAGTTCACCGATGATCCGCAGCACTATGGCGATCATCTATGGACCCACGTCATCGATCCATTCCCCATCCCGCTCTGGTGGCCGCGCTACATGTCCTTCGACCATGGGTACAGCAAGCCTTTTTCCTGCGGCTGGTGGGCCATTGACCCGGAAGGCCGGGCCTATCGGTACAAAGAGTGGTATGGCTGCAAGCCCCGGCAGGCCAATGTCGGGCTGGAGCTTACGCCCAGGGAGATCGCGGAGGGCATCATCGCCAGGGAGGAAGAAGAGACCGCCAACAACCTCTCGATCGACCGGATCGCCGACCCGGCCATCTTTGACAGATCACGGGGTGACTCGGTTGCTGATCAGATGCGGCCTGACTTTGGCCGGAAGGGCGTTATCTTCCGCCGAGGCGACCACACCAGGCTGGCTGGCCTGATGCAGATCCACGAGCGGATGCGGTTCAACCCGGAAGGGAAGCCCATGATGTACGTCTTCAACACCTGCAAGGACTGGCTCAGAACAGTGCCTGCCCTCCCATACTCCATGACTAAGCCGGAGGACATCGACACGGACGCAGAGGACCATGCCTACGATGAAACGAGGTACTTCTGCATGAGCCACCCGATCACCCCGAAGCAGGAAAAACCGCCCAAGAAGCGGCCTTTAGACCCCTTTGTACTGAGAGGTGAAGAGAACTATGAGTGAAAAACTGACGGAGGTTGTGCTCGGTGAGCAGGAGCTCACTGACGAGGAAAGGGAGCTCGTCAAAACGGTCTACAGCCGTCTGGAGACCTTCGAGCGCGGCTGCCGTCCGTACCATACCGAGGCGAGAGGCGCCCGTGAGGTGCTGCGCCTGAGAGACCCTGAACAGGATCCGCCGGGCCGAAGGCATAAAGCCCTCCAGCTGCATACGCTGAAAGCTACGATCACGAACTGCGTAGCCGACCAGATGGAGAACATGCCCGAGCCCAAGATCCTCCCGGAGGTCCCAGGAACAGAGAAAATCGCCGAAGACCTGCAGGACGCCCTCCGGTACATTATCTACGACGTGAACGGGTACGAAGAGCTCCACCGGAGGCGGGCCGAGGACCTGTACGGCCCTGGAACCGCAGTCACCCAGATCGTATGGGACCCGGACCTGAACTACGGAAAGGGCGATGTCGCCCTGATCCGCTGGCCCGTAGAGGCTTTTCTCTGGGACCCGAAGGCGGAGAACATCGAGGATGCCCGGGCTCTGATGAAAGTCAGCTGGCACCCCCTGAGCTGGTTCAAGGAGCACTACCCGGACGAAGCAAAATGGGTGAACGCCGAGGAAGGCCTGCACAATAACGTCGGCATGTCCGAAGCACAGCGCGAGAAGGATACCGACGATGAGGACCGGGCCCTGCTCGTTGAGTATTGGTACCGTGAGTATAACGCCAAAAAGCACAGGTACACCATCTCCGTCGCCTACTGTGCCGGTGGGGCCCTGCTGTACAGCGAAAAAGACGTGTATATGCACGGCATGTATCCCTTTGTCCTGGACGTGCACGACGTGATCGAGGGCGTACCTGTCGGCGAGGGGCTCGTGAGCGAGATGACCCCCATGATGCGGTATATCAACCGGTATGCCGATTACATCGACACCAACCTGAAAATGTCCAGCAAAGCCCGTATGCTGGTTCGCAGGGGGTCTGGTATCAGCAAAAAGGATCTTGCCAACTGGGATAACGACCTGATCGAGGGCAACTCAGTCGTTCAGGGCGAGGACTGGAACTGGATGCAGCATGCGCCGCTCAACGCCATGATCGTCAACCAGATGGCGTCCTTCCAGAACGACATGAAGCAGGACTCCGGCATGAACCAGTGGGCCCGTGGCGAAACGAGTGCCGGTGTTATCTCCGGCAAGGCGATCATGGCCCTGCAGGAGTCAGGCGGTAAGATTGCTGGGCTCAGGACCGACACCCTGAACATTGGCTTCAGAAAAATCGTGCAGCAGATTATCTGGCTGATGTCCGAGTTTTACGAGGACGACCGCATGATCATGATCACCGGTCGGGTCGGCGAGGAGAACAAAGTGATCTCCGCTATGGCAAGCCTGTTCTTTGGGTATAAAAAGCTCAAAGGGGCTGTGACACCTCCCCCGTACAACGTTCAGGTCTATGTCCAGAAGCGCAACCCCAACTTTGTGGCGGCTCAGAACGAGATGTTTACACAGGCCTATACGATGGCAGCCCAGGCAGGGCAGTTCTTCCCGCTCAGTTCCTGGCTGCAGCTCATCAACGTGGACGGCAAAGACCGGCTGCTGCCGATTGTCGAAGAGGCGGAAACCTATCAGCAGCAGATGCAGCAGCTTCAGGCGCAGCTTGAGCAGGCACAGGCCGGGTATCAGGAGATGCAGGAGCAGAACAACCAGATGCGCCGCATGAACCACTACCTGGTCCAGACCCTGGGCAAAGCGCAGTCCGCCGGTATGGGCTATGTGGCTGAACCGGGCCAGCCGGTCACCAGCAAGAACAGCCCGGGGACGCTTGAGAACGTGATCGAGCAGAACCGGTCCATGATGCAGCAGAATCCGCCGCAAACCCCAGTTTGATAAAAGGCCCTTTAGGGTTTTTAATCACCCTTTAGGGTTTTTTTAATTGCCCTGGCTGTGCATACACAGCGGGGCGGAAAGGACATTTTTCATGTCTGAAATGGAATCTACGGTCAACCCCACGGCAACCGAGAGCGCAATGGATGACGCATTGCAGGCTCGGGAGGAACAACCCAACGTATCTGACGGAACTCCTTTCAGCGATTTCGTTGTAGGCGAGGAAAATCAGGAAACGGAACAAACGCAGAATACTGCGAGTGAACCCGGATGGATCAAACAGAGGGTCAACAAGGAAGTCACCAAGGCTGTACAGGCTACTGAGCAGCGGCTCAGGGCTGAGTACGAGGCCAAGCTGGCCCCTCTGCGCGAGAGCATGATGGAACGGCAGGCCGAGGAACTGGTAAAGCAGGGAGAGTTCCGGAACATCGCGAGAGCGAAGGAATATCTCAGGCTCGGCGGCAGGGTAACACTGGAAGAACCCTCAAACGGGAGGGAAGGCCAACCTGCCCGACAGGACCCCGAGGCCAGCGCACGTATTAAGGTGCTCGCCAAACAAGCAGATAAGCTTGCCAAGCGAGGCACGGACGTCATGGGGGTGCTGAACAGCAACCCTCAGATCCGTGACAGGGTCATGTCCGGCGAATGGGACATGTACGACGTTGCCGAGGCGATGAACGCCCCGCAGCGCAAAGCCCCTCCTGCCGTGCGCTCCGCCAATAACGGCAATGCTCCTGCGATGGACATCCGGTCAATGTCCGATGCACAATTCAAAAAACTACAGGAAAACCTCCGCAGTGGTAAGAGTTATGACCTGCGGGGGTAAAGCAGGAGGTAACATATGGCCGTTTATGATCATCTGAATTATTCTTATTCCACTGGGCTTCGTCCCGGTCTTCCGGAGCAGTACTATGAAAGAGCGCTGCTGGAGAACATGAAGCCCGAGCTCATCCACTCCCGTGACGGACAGAAGCGCACCCTGCCCCTGGGCAACGGCAAGCGCGTACAGTTCCGCCGGTTCACCCCCTTCGCCGCGATCACCACGCCGCTGGCTGAAGGCGTTACGCCCGAAGGCCAGACCCTGACGCAGACCGCCATCACCGCTATGGTGAAACCCTACGGCGGCTATGTCGAGCTGACCGACGAGACTGACCTGTATCACCTGGACAACATTTCTCAGGAAACTGCGAAGCTGTTGTCTGATCAGGCTGCCCTGTCCCTGGATACCATTTCCCGTGACGCCCTGAACGCTGGCATGAACGTGCAGTATGTGGGCAGCAATACCACCCGCGCCACCGTGGCTGCGACCGATATTCTGACCTATGCCCAGATCAAGAAGGCCGTTCGTACCCTGAAGCGCAAGAACGTTAAGCCCTTCGGCGACGGTTACTATCATGCCATCGTCCATCCGGACGTTGTCCATGACCTGACCAGCGATACCATGTGGGTGGATGTTACCAAGTATCAGGATAAGCAGCAGGTGGAGAAGTACGAGCTTGGCACGATCTACAAGGTCAAGTTCTTTGAATCCACCAATGCCAAGACCTTCCCCGGTGAATCCTATCTGTGGGGCACCACTGCCTCCCTGGCTGCTTCCGCCGCGTTTGACCGCACCGACATGTCCATGAAGTACAGCGTTACCACTGTGACCGAGGATATCGCCCGTCAGCTGACCGGCAAGCTGGTTAACTTCTCTTCCACCAAGTCCAGCACCGAGACCCTGACCCCGATGTGCATCGACCGGATCGACGCCGTTAACAAGAAGGTCTACTTCCGCTGGATGCCTGCCAAGTCCGTGACCGATGACTGGACCACCACCAATTCCGCCTGCATCAAGCCCACCGGCGCTGGCGCTTCCGGTTATGAAGTGTACTCCACCCTCGTGTACGGCATGGACGCCTTTGGCACCATTGAGCTGGCTGGCGGCGGTCAGAATGTACAGATCATTATCCATGCTCCCGGTGAGGTCGGCGCCGATCCGCTCAACCAAAAATCGACAATTGGGTGGAAGGTGAAGGGCTTCTGCACCACCATCCTCCAGGATGACTTTATTGTTCGTATTGAAAGCGGTGCTTCCGCTTAATATTAAAAGGGGACCGTCCTTCGTGGGCGGCCCCCTGCTTTTTGGAGGTTAATATGGCTGTTACTGATGAAGCGACCAAGGTTCGTATTGTAATTCCCCTGACTGAGGATGATACTTCCGGCATTCATTCCGATCCTTATGAGCATGTGACCATCAACGGCAGGACTACCCTGATCAAACGCGGAGAAGTGGTTGAGGTAGATCCCGCTGTGTTTATCCAGCTTCGTAACAAGTATCCCTATATTTGAGTGAGGTGATCCCCTGTGAACCTTGGCGAGATGCGAAAGCAGGTGCTGTTTCAATTCAACAATGACACAGACCCGGCGGACGACTATGAGTACATGCCCCACATCAACGATTATATCAACGCAGGGTATGACCTTCTCATGTATGCCTACAAAGAAGAACCGGCACCGAAACTGACCCATGATCTGGAGATTCCTGACCTGCCCGACTGGTCTCACAGGGGGATCGTAGACTACGCCACCTATCTGATCTACCGCAACGGCTCGTCTGCCAGGCAGAGCCGCGGGCAGGAATATCTGAGGAATTTTTATGAGGTGCAGCAGAGGCTCAGGGAAACCGGACCCGGCACCAAAGGCCCGAAGCATTTTCATAATATTCCCGATACCCCGGAAACACGCTTTCCTATCGGTTTCACCGTCGCGTCGGACCCGCTGGACAGGTGGTGATTAAGTGGCGACATTCAACTCTGTCAGCGTGAGAAACAGCAGTGCCTCCGCCTATTACCCCGCTTTCATGGGGCTGAACCAGTACGGGGCCGAGACTACTACGGACCCGCGGTATGCCACAGAAGAAGAGAACGCGGAAACCCTGAACGGCACCCTGCAGCCCTGCGCCGCCTGTGAGATCCTGCCGCCTGTTCTGGAAAGCCCCATTGAGACGCTGGCGGTACTGCACCGCCGGTGGACCGAAGACGCGACCAAGGATATGCTGGTTGCCGCCAGCGGCGGGAAACTATACTGGGCCTATCCTGACAGCGCGGCATGGACGCAGGTCACCATGCCGGAGGGCGTGACCGCTTTTGCCAGTAACGTCTGGAGCTGGGTGGCCTATGAGATCAACGAAGAGGGCAGCCCCAACAGCGTGGACGTGCTGCTGATGAGCAATGCCGATGACGGCATGGTCATGGTCCGGGGAGATACGAAAGCCGCCTCTGCGGTTGAAACCCCGAAAAAATTCGGCGTGATCGAGCGGTATGCCGAGAGGATCTGGGGCGGCGCGATCACGGATGAACCGGACATGTTGGTTTACTCCGCCCCCTATGACCCGACCAATTGGGAAGCCAATGCCGATATTCCCGAAGACGGCGCGGGAGATGTCCTGCAGCCCAGCTGGGACGGGGACGCTTTCACTGCTCTCAAATCCTTCGGCAGTCAGCTGATCGCTTTTAAGCGGACAAGGGTGTGGCGTGTATACGGAACCGACCCCGGTGAATATGCTTTCAAAGAGCAGTATGGAGGCGGCATTCCCTACGCTTCCACCATTGCTGTAGACGTGGGCAAGATCTATGGTATCACGGACCAGGGGCCGGTGTACTATGATGGCACATCGGTCAATAAGTTTTACCAGGAGTACCTGGTGGAAATATTCAAGCGGGCCAATAAGGCCGCGATGAGCCAGTGCTGCGCCTGCCTGTGGCGGGGTAAATATTATGTGGCTCTGCCCGTAGACGGCAGCACGGTCAATAACGCGGTGCTGGTATACGACAGCACAGAAGGGACCTGGCTGTTCCGTAACGATCTGTGCGTGGAGAGCTTCCTCCCCGGGGAAACCCAACTGTATTTTACATCCTCCACCACTCCGGGCCAGGTGTGGCTGTGGCGCGAGAACAGCTGGGAGACGGGAACCGTTACATCCGCCCCTTTGAAATGGGTAACCCCGTGGAATGACCTGAATGCCAGGTCACTGACCAAGGGGCCCTTTGATTTATACATCCTATGCGAAGTAAAGGACAAGCCGGTCACCCTGTGGTTTTCGATCCAGACAGAGAAGAAAACCATGCGGAAGAAGTATGTGTGCTTTCCTGTCAGGGACGAGCGAAGCCAGCACCGGCAGGAAAAGATTCATTTCCCGGGCTATTGCAGGCGCTTCCGGCTGATCATTGAGAGCGAAGAAGGCCAGGGCTGCTGGCGGCTGATCGGCGGCATCATGGCAGAACTGGAGGTAGACAGTGACTGATCGTAAAGCAACGTATGTCCATCAGCGCCAGCCTCTGCCCGTGCCTTCAAGTATGAGCGATATGAGAAGGTTCGTACAGGCGCTGGAAGAAATACTGGATGATATCTACCGCCGGTACGGAAGGCTGAGAGCTGCCGATCTTGACAAGAACGTGAACGACACCTTGAACACAGCACTTGAAACCGCGGCAATAGTTGATGCGACGGCTCAGGAAACACAGGGCGGTACATCCGGAGAACCTATACCGCAAGAGCAGATTAATGCATGGGCAAAGGAAGCGGCAGAATTAGGCCGTAAACAAGGTCTGTCATGCGCTGCTCTAAGCGCTTATATATCCGATTATATCAAACAGAAAATAGCGGAGGCGTGATGCATGAGAATTGTCTATTTAAATTCTGACTCACCATATATCATCGGTAAGCAGGGCGAAACCAACGCGGTCACGCTGAGAGTGGACGTGACAGAGTGGGCAGCTGATTATCCCGACGGCACGGGCGTGATCCTTTTTACCCGGCCTAATAAAGTGGTATACCCGCTGGAAACCGGGACAATCGTACTGGATGGCAAGACCTATCTGCAGACCATCGTCACGACCAAAGAGAATAAAGTGCCCGGCTGGGTGATTCTCCAGGCGCAGTGGTATAACGGGGATGTCCTGGTCAAGAGCATGCTGTTCAGCGGGAAAGTTCTCGTCAGCGGTGACGGTACCGCGGTTGATCCTACAGAGACGGTGCCGAGCTGGGTGGCAGAATGGATGAATATCCTTCGGGAGGCCATCGACGGTGCAGGCCTGCTCATTGAAGCGGCGGAGACTATGGATGAAGATCTGGCAGCTTCCAGTCAAGCTGCGAGCACAGCAACATCCAAGGCTGCTGCTGCTGCCATCAGTGCGAGCCAGGCTGCAGCCAGTGAAGCTGCCGCTGCCATTAGTGCGAGTGAGGCGATGACCGATACGCCTGAAGGCTATGCGAACGTGGTAGCATCCATCTCTCCGACTTATAACGGTACCAAGACTTACGCTGTCGGCGATTATTGCATAAACGGCGGAAAGCTGTACCGTTGCACAACGGCGATCACTGAAGCCGAGGCAACATTCAATTCTGCACACTGGGCGCAGGTCAATGTCGGCAGTGAAGTTGTTGATTTGAAGGGCGCTGTTGCTAATTACGTCGCAGCATTTCCGATTAGCGCTGCTGGCCCGGCAGATTGCATTATCATCCGGGATGGCGCAAAAGGAATGCCGGTCAAAAAACTGGAGGTTATGTTAGATCCAGTACAGGATTTGAATGGATATAGCAAGCCGTGGGTTGGCGGCGGTGGAAAAAATCTACTGGAAGTCAATTCAGTATCTCTTACAAAACCGTCCTCACGAGTCCGTACACTAACCCTTACAAATACAATTCCGGCAGGAAACTATATTTTTTCAGGTAATGTTAGTGGAACTGCCTCGCTTGTATCATTACAATTCCGAAATGCAAGTGAGACTGAAATCGGCGATAGAACTATAACATTTAATCCAACTACTGAGACAGAGTTCTCACATGCTTTAACGATATCAGAAACATGTGCTGCCATATATGTATACATAGCAACCAGCCAGTCAGATGGCGTAACGGCAGACTTTTCCAACCTTATGCTTCGTCCTGCAACTATTTCTGACGCAAGCTATGAGCCATATGAGAATATCTGCCCGATCACGGGGCATAATAATGCAGCGTTAATAAGAACTGGAAAAAATCTACTGGAAGTAAATATAGTATCTCTTATAAAGCCGACCTCACGAGTCCGTACACTAACCTTTACAAATACAATTCCGGCAGGAAACTATATTTTTTCGGGTAATGTTAGTGGGTCATCTACTTTGGTATCAATGCAATTCCGAAATGCAAGTGAAACTGATATCGGCGGTGGAGCTATAACATTTAATCCAACTACTGAGACGGCGTTTACAAAGGAAATCACTTTATCTGAAACGTGTGCTGCCATATATGTATACATAGCAACCAGCCAGTCAGACGGCGTAACGGCAGATTTTTCCAACCTTATGCTTCGTCCTGCAACCATTTCTGATGCAAGCTATGAGCCATATCATTCGCAAATTGTATCTGTCGATCTTTTTTCTGCTACGGGGGGAACAGTTTATGGCGGTACACTCACGATAAACGATGATAAAACAGGTGTAATCACGATAAATAGAAAACAGGTTATACTTACAGGCGATCAATTCACCGAAAAATATAATTCCGACACAAACAGTTTTCTTGTCGGCGCTGTAGTTAATGATTCCGGTTTATCAAATAATTCGGCGGATTATTATACGGACAAGTTTTCAGCTAACAGTATTGCATACTCAGATACAGCAATTGGATCATATTTCTTTACCGGTGTGCTACGTGTAAGGGTTCCGGCGAATTGGGGCACAACGTTAGCGGAAGTAAAATCAACTCTAAATAACAACGGAGGTATTACCTTCAATTATCCTCTGGCGAATCCCGTCACTTACTCTATTACGGCGGAAGAAATGACAACGCTTTATGGTATCAATATTATTCGCACGAATGCGGGAAATGCGTTGGTCAAATACAGGGCAGATACAAATCTGCATAACAATATTATAAGCCCGAAAAACTACGGCGCTGCTGGTGATGGTGTGGCAGACGATACTTACGCCGTGCAGTCTGCTATAGATCAGGCGGTGAGTTGCGGTGGCACAGTATTGTGCGATAGTTCTGCTGAGTATCTTGTAAAGGGATTACTAATTGATGGGCGGATGACGTTTGATGGCAACGGCTGTATGCTGAAATCGAACAGTACCGATCCGGTTATTTCAGTAAATAAGACAGTTAATTATCCAAACGGATATATTAAAAATCTAAACATCAATATGAATTACACAGCGTCATCGGGTATTGAAATTCTATCTGATTGCAGGACGCAATATAAAAATATTACCCTATTAAATCCGGCCGTGAACGGTTATGGAATCCGTATCAGAAATCGCGCAAGCGGATGCGGATTCGATACAATCAACGGGTTTAGTGGGAACACAGCCGGGACAACGTTCATTTATGTAGGTGCTCCAGATGCGAATTTTAATAATATTGACTGGCAAAACTATGTAATTGGATTCGATATAGCGACTGGCTGCAATACGATTATTCACAACGCACACGGATATATTGCCAGAGATGTGCTGTTTAATGATTCGATTTTCCTGCGGACAAAAGGGCGGATGACTATCGTCAATGCTTATCCTGATACTCAGCGCAAATTCTTTGTAATTGATACCAACAGTGGTGTAAGTATCATTGGCGGTACAACATGGTACAACGGGAACGTTGTTGATCTCATAAGCAAAGAACAAGGTTATGCGTTTTATTCGGATAATCCATCATACTTTGATGCAGTGAGCGTGATAGGGTTCGTATTTTCCCAGCCGGAAGATAGCGCGAAACCTTATCAGATCAGCAATGATACAAAAACACCAGCTATGATCGGATGCTTTAGTTCTAATAATGGTTCTGGTAGTAATAGTTAAATAGGAGTTTATCATGGGCGCCAAATAGGGGGCATCGCCTCTGCTCTTAGCAGATGATTGATGGGTGGCGATGTTGCACAGAGATGTCAGAGGGAACGCTGTGCATTAAAACAGGTTGCGGTAGTTGCGAGAGATGGGGAATGGGCAACGTAATTGGTGGGTGTCCGCAACTTAAATAACACTTTAAATCACATAAGGGAGGTGGTGCGATGGTCACAGCAAGGGACTTTATTGCCTATGTGTATGTCCCGTTGAGGGAAGCCTGGGGGTATATCTACGGGACCTGGGGGCGGAAGTGGACAGAGTCATTGCAGAAAGCATGGTCCCAGCCGCCGCATAAAAACTATGAGCAGACCCGTCAGTACGGCGCCCAGTGGATCGGGCGGATGGTGACGGACTGTTCCGGTCTCCTGCGCTGGGCCTTGGCACAGCTGGGGGCTGAGATCATCCACCAAGCCCGGTATCAGTACACGGACGCCAGTCGAAAGAAGGGCCGCCTGGTAAACGGAAAACGGGAGGATGGACAGCCCATCCTTCCTGGGACGGCGGTGTTCCTCCAAGGTGGCCAGGACCACATCCATCATGTGGGTGTGTATGTAGGGCACGGAATCTGCATCGAGGCCAAGGGGACGCGCTGGGGTGTGGTTACATCTGAACAGTCCCATTGGGATCATTGGGGCGAGCTGAAGGTGGTAGACTACACGGACGCAGAGCGGTTGGAAGATGAGCCGGTGCCGGATATCCCTGAACGAAAGGAAGAGGCAGTGAAAAAAGCAACCGTCAATAACCCGCAGAAATTACTGAACGTCCGGGCAAGGCCGGATGAAAAGAGCACCCTTCTCTTCCGCGTGGAAAAGGGCGAGACGGTGGATGTCCTGAACGACGAGGAAGCGGAGTGGTGGCAGATCCGGTACGGCGGAAGGATTGGCTGGGCCTTCGCGGCGTATCTCAAGCCCCTGGAAGATCATCCCGCCAGCGACTCTGCGGAGGAAGAACCGGAGGTTCCTGAGGAAGAAAAGAAGATCCAGGAGGAGCTGGGTGCTATCTTGTTTACGCTTCAGAATCTGACAGCCCGGGTTGAGAATATTCTGGGGAGGATATCATGATATGGATCATCATTGGAATTGTGTGTGCGCTTGTTACCATCATATTGCTGCAGGCCAGCCATGGACCGAAGCTTTGAGGGGGTGGTGGCTGTGGAGCATGTAACTCCGGAGCAGCTGATGAATACCGTTGTAGTCATCTTAGCCATACTGGCGGCGATTGTCGCCGTTGACAAGGCAATTGACGTTTTTAAAAAATGGCGGCAGCCGACCAAGAGCGTGAATGAAAAACTGGAAACGGACAAGCGGAGGCTGGATGAGCATGAAAAGGCAATCCGCAATTTAACCGAAGGCCAGAAGGTCATGTGCGCCGGGGTGGTTGCCCTGCTGGACCATCAGCTTCATAACGGAAACACAGAGCAGATGGAAAACGCACGGAATGATATATCAAAATATTTAAACGGTCTGATCGGATGAGGAGGTATACCATGGTCGATTGGAAATCTAAACTGACGTCGAGAAAATTCTGGACAGCTGTGGCCGGACTGGTGAGCGGGCTCATCATTTTTTTTAAGGGCAGCGAGGCGACCGCCACCCAGGTGACCGCCCTCATTATGGCAGCCGCATCGGTGGTGGCCTACATCATCGGTGAAGGCATGACCGATGCCGCCAACAGCACCAAGACGGTTGAATTCATCCAAGCACCTGAAGAAGCACACCCTCCCGCGGAGTATCCCGACAACGATTCTAAATAACCAGCGCCCCCTGAAACATGGGGGCCTTTTTTAATAGGAGGATTGACAATGGCGAATAAAAATGTAGTGCTGACGGATGGCGGCGGCAGTGGCAGAAAGTTTACTTTCAGCGGAACCCCTGCAAGTACTACGGGCACCACTACCGCATCCGGTACCAAAACTTCCGCAGGGACCAAATCTCCCCCTACCGTGAATATCCCCGGTATCCCGCCATACAGGCCTGTTGTGAATACCACGAAACCCACAACCACAGAACCGGAAATGACCGAAGAGGAAAAGGCTGCCGCCGAAGCCGAGAAGAAGGCAGCCGAAGCCGAGAAGAAGGCAGCCGAAGAGGCCGCTGCTGCCGCGGAGCTTGAGTCCAGGACCTTCGGCATCCCGACGAACCGTGACCCGGGAAGGCCGGACTACACCTATACGGACGTACCTATGCCTGCCCGTGGAGAACAGCAAAGCTGGCAGGGAATGGATATGTACAGTGCTCTGCTGGCCCTGCAGAACCAGTATAACCAGAACATGGCTGGCGCGAGGCCCAAGACAGAGGCGGAGATTCAGCAGCAGGCCGGAGCGGATTATGCGTCGTACTACGACCAGCTGCGCCGGGCGGCTGCGAACCAGTATGCGCTCCAGGATCTGTCCTACCTGCAGCAGCGGCAGGGGATCCAGAACTCCTATGATAAAAACCGTGAGGCATCCGCCCGCAACTACGCCCAGAACTACTCCCAGGCAGACAGGCAGCTTCTCTCCCGCGGGATGCAGAGGTCCAGCTACGGAGCACAGACCTTGGCCAATATTGCCCGTCAGGGGGCGGAGGCGCAGCAGGCCATCTGGGATCAGCAGATCCAGAGTGAGGCCAACGTAGACGCCATGAGACAGCAGCTCCTGGCGAACTATGCCAACACCCAGCAGGGGTATGACGCAGGCCAGGCCAGCGACGTTCTGAGCAGAATCTGGGGCCTGAGAGATACGGAGTATGACCGTCAGGTGACCCGTGCAAACACCCTGAACCAGCTGGCGACACAGCTCTACGGCTACCTCAACGGGATCAACGAGGTCGGACGGGAGCAGTTTAACACCGAAGCCAACCTGCGTGAGAATCAGCACCAGTTCGACACCAATGTAGCGGAGAGCCGCCAGGGTGTGCTGGATACCCGTGTCAACAACCAGATGGCAAACGACATGAATTGGGCTCAGTTCCTGGAGCAGATGTACCAGTATTCCAACGATGCTAACTGGAAAGAGCTGCAGTACCGGTACGAGAACCCCGCCAATACTTTCACCAGGGCAGGTGATGGCAGGTATGTGCTGCCCAATGCCCCTGGCGCCAACACCGTAAGAACTGCATTCTACAGCGGCTATCCCGGGCCGAATATCGTTGTCCGTCCTAATGTTACCGGCACAACCAGCAGCACCACAGCAACCAGCGCAGCCAGCGGTAAAACAACTGGCAGCGGAACGACCAGCAGTTCACAAAATAATTTGGCAGGTTCAGTGATAAACAATATCGCCAATAAATACCCAGCTTACATCCCGAAAAGTACACAATAAGGAGATGGTTTGATTGCCTCTTAACGAAAGAATCAGAAGAGAAGAAGAAGAAAAAAAGAAACAAGCTGGCTTTACCTTCTCCAAATGGAACGGCGCAGCGGCGGAACCGTCTGTTTCTCCCACCGCTGCTTCCCCCGCTCCTTCCGAAAACACATATTCCACCCCGGAGGCCGAGAATAACAACGGGCTGAAAATCAAAGACAACGACCCCTTTGCGCCTTGGGCTCTTGATGCCGCAGACACGGATATTGCCCGCCGTGACGCGAACCTGAATGCACGTTTTGCTAGCCTATCGGACCCGAGCAATCCTCTGGTCAACCCGTATATTTCTGCCACAAACGTGCATCTGCAGGAGCTCTCTGCTCTTACCGGCATTGACTTTACAGGCGGTATTGACCACGATGACATTGAAAGTTTGTACAAAGATTTTACAGCGGACCCGACTCTGAAAAGGACTGTCGGAAGCTCGACCACTCCTCCAGGCTTCTCAAGTCCCGGTACATCGTTTACTAAGAAAAAGGCAACCCAGGCTGAGAGAGACCGGTTCAATTATGAGCGAACAGCTTACCTGATTGGCGAGATCTACCAGAACGAGAGTAACACCAGGCAGGCCGAAGATGAGCTCGCCGCTCTCCAGAATCAAATCAAGTACTGGGTTGGTCGGGAAGACTTGAATCTGAGCGACGAACAGATTCTGAAGAACATCGGTCTGGAAACGGATGAAAATGGCAAGAAGTCCCTCAAGAATTATAAGAAACTGACGGAGATGGAGAACAACCGTGTAAACGGTGCTGCCTCTTCCCTGAACCGCAGTGTAAACTTTACCACAGACCTTCTTGGCGGTATGATCTGGGCTGCCCGCAATGACAGCAAGGCCGATCCATACGATAATGCAATTTATAACGCATTAGGTATCGGCAAGCAGTGGACAGCCAACCCTGAAACAGCTAAGTATACCGATGTCACGAGCAATTACTATGATCCGTACATGCTCTCCGGGACCATGCACGACATGTTCATGGAGTACGGCGTGACATCCTTTGACCAAAAATGGCTGAATGATAACAAGGCCGAGCTGTTTAAAAATGATGACTATACGAAAATCTATAATGCTCACAAGTTTACGAAGGCATGTATCGATGAAAAGAAGGCTGTGGACAGCTGGATCGATTACATGATCGAAGATGGACGCAGCTATGCCGAGATCGAAAAGGATCTGTACAGTGCTCATGATTTTACTGATAAAAACGGTAATGGCATAAAAACCGAAAAAGCGGCCCACCTGAACGATCTTGATGAATCCATCGAAAGCGGCAAACTCAAGGATACCACTGATAAGATCGAGTGGAACCGGGCGGAAACGCTTGACCGCGTCCGCGAGAGGATCGCAGAACGCGACGCCTCTAATGAGCTCAAAGAGTCCTTTGAGGAAGCCTTCGGCGTCACCAAGTCATACTACACTGACCCGGAAGGCACGGTCAATCCTTTTGCAACCGAGGCTCTCAAAAACTTCCGCAAGGTCGTATTTGAGTACGGCACTGAAGAAGACCGCGATCTCGTTAAAATCCTGAAGGACCTTGATACCCCGGACGAGAAGAACGCTTTCATTGAGCAGTTTGTCACCAGCGGTTCCATCTCCAAGGAAGAGGCTTTCTACGTGTCCGCCCGTGTAGCCGAGGATTATGCTGCTGATTCCTATATGCCCAACAAGTGGCAAGTCAACCAGTATGATTCTGCTGTCCAAAGCAAGGCTGACAACCTCGCGATTCTGCATGGCTACTATGAAGGCGAAGATACCAATGCCATGCGGGAACAAGTTGAGCGTAGACAAAATGCTGTTGCAACCCTGAATGACCTGTATGATGCCGCGCTTGTTTATCACTATCCTGGCGAAAAAAATGACGTATTTGGCCTCCTCAACTATCTGGATGAAGAATACCCGGACCAGTACTATCTTGAGTCAATCGCTGTAAATGCAGGCTTTTATGATTGGGATGAACTGAAGGGTATCATTTTCGATTCTCAGCAATACACTGAAGAAGACGATAAAAAAATCATCGGTGCGATCAATGCTGTCAACCATGCCAACGAGAATATTGAAAAGTACAGCAAGGGATTGGACGAAGCCCGGGCTACGCTGGCTGACATCGAGCAGACAATCAACGATTTGAACGACTACGGCGTCGGCATATTCGGCGAGTATACCGTTGATGAGAACGGGATGACCAATGAGGCTGGGTACAAGATTACCTGGGGCATTGAACGTGCGGATTATACGATAATGCTTGGTGACTCGATGCTCCAGTTCAACCAGCCTGTTCAGATGGACGCACCCCAGAGAGCTGCAGCTTTCAGCATGGCCCTGTCCAGCCAAGATGAGAAGAAACGTACAGACGCAGAGGAGAAACGGGCAACCACCCTAAAGAACATCAATAAGGACCTGGAAAACCTCGCAAGCTATGAAAAGCTCCTGGAGGCTTACGGGATCAAATTTAAGGATTCTGAAGGCAATAACATCGACTGCTATCAGAACTTCCTGGATTACAAGAAGAACCTGGAGGATACTAAGTTCTACCTGGAATCGACCCTCTATGCGTCCAAGGACCCGGACTTCATTAAGATTGCCAACGCTGAAAGAGATGCTAGGGAAAAATCAGATGACAGACCTTTCTACGATGCTGACGGAAATGTACGTTACGAATACCTGGCGCACGAAGGAAGGCCATCCCTTAAAAGAGATAAAGAGAATAACAACAATTTCTGGTACCTGACCAAGCAGGAAGAGGATGTCTATTATTATCTGTCAGGCAAAGCACGGGAAGCAGAAGCCAATGGGCAGAAAGAAGAAGCAAAGAAATATGCAGAACAAGCCAAACAGTATCGTCAATTCATCAATACAGAAAAAGGCTTGGGTGAAGTCCGTAACCAAGCTGAAACGCAGCAGGAAGCTAAAGAATTTGCAGATCAGGCTCCCGTTGGAGCATGGCTGTATTCGTTTGCTACCAACCTTGCAACCCCTGCCGGAGCTATCTATTCTATTACTCAAAGCCTGAAAGGCGAAGAAATCAATCCTTACAACTGGGCATTTTTATCATCGGTTTATACAAATACAGTTCGTGGCGAGACCGGAGAGATTTTTGATAACCTCACCAAGAGCATCGGGCTGCCGGAAGGCGTTGGCAAATTCCTTCATGATACGACCACAAGCGGCTTCGACAGCGCTATTAATGGTGCTATCTACGGGCCGATGTTCGGTGGATTTACCGCTGGTGGTGTATCGAAGCTCGGTATTCTCTTCCATAAGGTTTCCGGCACTCTTATGTCCACCCTCCCGATGGGCATGCAGGCCATGTCCGGTGCTGTGTGGAATGCCAAGATCAATGGTGCAACCGATGAACAGGCAATGGCACTCGGCTTGATTACGCTGGCCGCTGAAACTGCGACCGAAGCTATCACCATTGAGAACATCAAGGGCGCTTTCAATGCAGGTGCTCTCGACGATGCAGCATTGCCTTTAGGCAAGAACTTCTGGGATGCGTTTGTCAGAGGCTTTAAGGATGCCCCCGAGGAAGCCCTTGGTGAAATGATAAACGAGATCGCAGAGGGTGTGGCCGATACATGGATTATGGATGCCAAGAGCGAATTCAGCATGACTGTTGAATCGTACATGAAAAATTATGGTCTGACCCGTGACAGAGCCGAAGCGCTGGCATATAAGGACTGCGCCAAGGATGTTCTTCTGGCTGGCCTCAGCGGCGCCCTGATGGGTATCGGAACTTCCAGCTTGGGCTACCTCACCGGTTCCTTCTCCACAAAGATCGGTCAGCTTAGATCAGGTCTCTCCGAGTATGATTACACGAACCTTCGTTTGATGAATGAAAAGGCGGCGATCGATGATAACATCGCCAACATTCAGGAAGCTGTGGAAAAAGCCCGGCAAAAGTATGACGCCTCCAACGGCAAGCGCGGGAAGAATGAGCTGGCCTTCCAGCAGAAACGGCTTAGTAATGCCAAGGATCAGAAGGCTGATTGGCAGTACAGAAACGCCAATACCATTGAGGATTTCCTTAAGCTTACGGGCCTGAGCCTGAAGCAGAACCGGGCTGCTGTGAACGCCCAGACCGAGCAAGCCAATACTCCTGCTGAACTGCCCGAGCAGTTCCAGCCCGCAGATATCACGGAAGAGGTTACAGAAACCGATGACGAACCCCTGGCGACTGACAACATTCCTCCCGCCCCGTCGTCCGTTGAGGAAGGACAGGCTGCCGTAGATTTGCAGTCCGCCGTGGAAGAGTTTGTCCAGAAAATCCATGAACTGAACGAGGCTCAAGAGGCCGGTGATCCTGACGCGGTCGCCAACGGTCCTACCGTCGCACGGGAAGTCCGTGAGAAGCTGAACGCCGCGCTCGCTGCATACACTGCCGCCACTGAGAGACAGGCTGAAGAAAACGGCGGAACACCTTCCCCCGAAGCCCTCCAGAAGATTGAGTGGGTTGACAGGCTGAAGCAGATGTCCGAGGGCATCGAGAACTTTATCGCCAGCGGGGTGGTCCCGGAACCTGCCAGGCAGCCGCTGCCTCCTACCCGTCCTGAGCCCAACAATATCATCCGCGGTATGCCTCTTGCCGAACAGGCTGCGGAGTTGGAACAGGCGCAGGCTGAATTCAACGAGCAGCAGCAGGCCGTGCTGGAGCTGGAACGCCGGGAAGCCGGGAAGGAAGAACTGGATGCTGCGCTGGCTCTGCTGGATCAGAAGAAGGCAAACGTGGACAGGCTGCAGGCCAGCTATGTGGAGGCACAGAGAGCTACCCAGGCTGAAGAGCAGGCCCCGCAGAACGAGCAGGCCGCTGCTCCGCAGACCGCTTTGGACACTGCTATGGGCAAGCTGGAAGAAGCGGCGCAGGCAGACAGCGAGGTCACCCTGACAGCGGAAGAGGCCCAGGCTTACTATGAAAGTCAGGCTGCTGCCGAAGAAACCCAGGCAGCTGCCGAGGAGGAACAGCAGGCGCAGGAAGCCAGACGGCTGGAGCTCCGGCTGAACAGATACCAGGAAGAATATGCCCGGGCTGTCGAGGAGTCTGAACGTCAGAGCGCTTCTGCGAAAGAACGGAAAGAAGCATGGAAGCGGGCAGGCGTCCTGAAGCGCCAGGTGCAGAGAACCCAGGCCGCGCTGAACCAGGCTGTTGAGGAACAGAACGCCCAGGCAGCCAAACGGGGCGAACAGGAAAAGGCCGCGATCGCCAACCGTGCAGCACTCGAAGAGGCAATGCAGAAGCTGCAGGACCTGAGTAACAAACAAGAGGTACACCTGACAGCGGAACAGGCCCAGGCCCTGATGGAACAGGCCCGTGCGAGCCAGCCTGCGAGTGAACCGCAGCCTCCGGAACGTCCTGCTCCTGTCAATATTATCCGCGGAATGCCCGCCGGTGAATCTGCCGAACAGGGTACTGCTCCTGCCGGAAATATGCAGGAGACCCTGGGCAGCCTGATCAATGGCTTTGAGCAGACGGCTGGCGAATTGTTTGGCCAGCTTCAGGATGTCCTCGCCACCGCTGCCGAACAGCAGCAGGCCCGTGAAAGAGAGCAGACAGAGATCGCCCTGCGTGAAAGCGTGATGAACGCCTATAAGACGCTGACCGACAGCCTGCAGGAAGCCAAGGACCTCTACAGCGAATGGAAAGAAGCACAGGCACAGGCAGCCAAAAAGAAAAAGGATGAAGCCGCTGCTGCCTTTGCGGAGCAGGCCAGGGATGCATTCAGCGATGTCTACAATACCATCTGGGATGATCTGCTTCCCCGGTTCAAACAGGCACAGGCATACTTGGAGAACTATCTGACCACCGGCGAAACCGCCACCGAGCAGACCGCAGAGACCACAGAAGAAACCGCTCCGGTCTCCGAAGAAACTGCTCCTGTTCAGGAAGAGACTGCCCCCGCCGCAGAGGCTCCTGCCGAACAGGCAGTGCCTACTGCTTCCGCCCAGGCTGATCCTGCCGTCATGTCCCTCGTAGCCATGAGCAAGGCCGCTCAGTCCAACGACCAGACGACACAGTTGGCTGTGGCCACCGGTGTTCTGACCAACCGTCAGACCACGGAAGGCGTCGTGGACAATGAGGCTGGCCTCTGGGCTGGTGCCGCAGCGAATAAGATGATCAAGACCTTCGGCTCCACGAAGACCATGACCGGGCTGAAGCATGCGCTTGCCAATGCCTATGCCCGCGGGCTGGACATGAGAACGTTCCGCAGCGCCATGACCACCCTGGCTCTGAGCGGCAACAACGGACTCAGCACCCTCCGCAGCCTGTTCAACGGACAGATGGATATCAGCGCCGCCATGCAGCAAGCGGCAACCATCAGCGCCAATCCGCAGACCAGTGCCACTGTTGATGCCGCGGTCACCCGGTACGCGGAAGCCCTGGAGCGCAGACGCCTGGCTGCCGCCAACCAGAACGACATGGTCACCGGCGCGGAGACCAACCTGGAAAATGCCGACGCGGAGCTGGCCTCTGCCCGGACGGCCTTGGACGAAAAGAGACTTGATCGGGACCACAGGAACAATGAACTGCAGGATGCACTGAGCGAATATGACCGTGCGCTTGAGCTCCCCGGGCAGACAGAGGAACAGGCAAAGACCAAGCGGCAGGCCCTGGAGGCTGCTTCCCGGGCAGTTGATACTGCGACCGAAAAGCTGGGGAACGCCATCAGCGTGGTGCGTGAGTATGAGGAACGCTACAACAACGCTTCCCGCGCCAGAGCCACCGCGAAACAATCCTATGATAATGCCCGTCAGGCTGCCTATCAGCAGGTCAGCGCCCAGGCTGCCCAGAACGTAGCTGCCGCCCGGGCTCAAAACGCACAGAATATCACCACTCAGATGGAGGCCAGGAGGGCCGCCGCAGAGCAGCAGACGCGGGAGGCAGAGGTCAACGCCAGGGCCGTGCTGGAAGAGAAAGAGAACCGGCGCGGCAGGTCCAATGCCAACCGTACCACCGCCGAACGGATCGCCGACAGGTTCCCGGATGCCACCCCGGAAGAGCGTGAGCGCATCATCAGGATGGCGCAGGAAAAACTGGACCAGCGCGACGCAGACAAGGTCGCCGACCGGAAGCGGTTTATCCAGAACCTGAAGCGGAAATTCGGGATCAATATCGTTATCCTCGATACCACCAAGGGCGGAACCCAGAAGCGCGTCAACGGCTACTTCGACCGGGTACACAACAGGATTGTCCTGGACGAGGCGACCACGACAAGCGACCTGCTCCTGCTGACCGGGCTGCATGAGGTCACCCATACCATCGAAGGCACCGAGTATTATGACCGGTATGCCGACCTGGTGCTGGGGCTGAAGTACGGTCCCAACTGGAAGAACTCTTCTCAGTACAAAGCAGAGATCCAGGGAAAGATCAACCAGTATAACGCCTGGTTTGCAGCTGAAAGAGCGGCTGGTCACGACCCCGGCTCCGGGAACCTGGACGAGGTCGGTGCCCGTAAGGAACTGGTAGCAGACGCCACGGGCAGGATCCTGTTCACGGATGCCAACGGCCAAGTGGATATGGATCTGCTGAACACACTGGTCACCGAGGAGCCCAGCATCGCCCGGAAGATCTTCAGCGCCATCGGCAGCTTCCTGAAGAAGCTCGGAAGGATTGATGATCCTACCGTCTATCGGATGGAAAAGGCCAGGGGGCTTCTGGCTAAGGCGCTTAGAGCCAACGAAACTGAACAGAGCCAGGATCTGGGGTCTGAGTACGGGGATGCTGTTGCTTATTCTGTCCCTGTCACTGATCCGGAAACGCTTGATTTCCTCGAAAACCAGGAACACATTACCGTCTACCGGTCGATGCAGTACATCGACGGGAAACTATATCCGCCAATGGCCGCTGTTGTGGGCGGCGAAATGTCCGGTGCCAGCGAGCTTAGGCAATGGGAGCAGGCAACCGAAAGCCCTGAAGCAATCAAACGTATCGATAAAAACGGCGTAGGCCATCTTATTATTGGTAAGGGCGCTGGTCAAGGAACCACTGATGTTTCCTATAATCCTTATATTCACACCAGCAATTCCGTCTTCAATGATCAGTTTTCCGGGGCATATAACAGGCCTAACCTTGTAACTGTCGAGGTCGAAGTGCCTGTAAGTGAAGCAGACGGTGCATATAAAGCACAGTACGCAAAAGATGGTACTGGCTGGGTGGATTGGCACAGTGGCTCTGTCAGTGCACAACTTAAAGCGCAAACAGGGTTTGGTCGCAGAGTTTTCCTTAGCCGCTACTGCAAACCTGTCCGGGTACTGAGCAATGCGGAAGTAGCGTCCAAGTACAAGGAGATGCTTCAGGGAACCGACATTGAAGTGGCAGACAACGTTGTATCTCCTGGTCTGTTGGAAGAACTGAAGAAGATTGGTGTGCCGATCAAGGAATCCGGAAAGATTAAAAACAAATCCCAGTACAGCCTCCCTGACGAAGTCATCGAAACCGTCTCCCAGCGCGAAGGCAGGAATGCTGACCTGGTGGAAAGAGTCTCCACCGAAGCCAAGGACAGCGACGGAGATCAGCTCTACAGTCTGACCAGTATGTCCCACGACTTCCCCATCTATGAACAGATGATGCGGGACAGCGGGATGTTCAGCAATGATGAGATCACCCAGCTGTTCAACACGATCTCCCTGGCGATGGATACCATCGAAGCTGATGCCGGTATCCTGGACCTGAATGAGCGTGGAGGCAAGGAAGATCGCGCCTTCAGCCCGGTCAAACCCAACAGCGATCCGCTGTACAAGGTAAGCCTTGACTTCTCCACCCTGTGCAGGAAGCGTCTCCTTCAGCAGACGATCCAGGAAGCCATTGAGAAGAAGTTCAACGTGGTCATGTCCAAGGCTGAACGTGTCGCGCTGACCAACGCCCTCAAGCAGGTGCAGAAGGAAGGCAAAAAGATCGAGGTCGCCTGTGCCCTGTGCTATGTGGAAAGCGCGAGACTGAAGAGCCCCGAACAGATCCGGCGCTTCATGAATGACAAGCGCGGTTTCATCATCGACTATCTGAGCAAAAACGACAGGGATTATAAGGCGGCCATCCAGCAGGCAGCGGATGCCAAAGCTGCTGAACTTGGGTACAGCAAAGGATATTCCCTGAAGGAAATGCCCAAGAAGGATGCTGATGCGATCCGGGCTGTCAAGCGCAGGATGTACGCTGAGTACACACCTACGGCAGAGCAGGAGGCCATGATCCGGGAAGCCGAAACCATGGACGAGTCCATGTACAAAACGGCGGAGGGCCTGGCGGAGCTGAAGAAAAACTACCCGATGGTATTCGATGCGTACACCACCATGGTCCGCAACGCTACCAAGTCCAAGGGCCTGGAGAGCGACGTTCCCTTCTACGCTCGTGATACCTACGATACCATCAGCGATGCTCTGATCGCAGCCATGAATGCAGAGAACGGTCTGAGGAGCCAGAGCTGGAGTGACTTCCAGGTGACCCACCTGCTGGACTACATCGGGGCTATCATCGAACTGAGCACCCGCAATGCCAAGATGCAGGCGTACACCAAGGTCCCCGAATACGCAAGGCTGATGGGCCGGACCGGGCAGATGATCAACCTCAGCCTGATCCCGATGGACTATGACGGTGAGAACCTGGATTATGATCCGAAGGAAGGCATGGACTTTGAGACCGCCCTGCGGCTCAGGGAAGAATTCCCGGACACCGTCGGCAATATCTGTATTGGCATTCGTGACGATCATATCCGCGCCTTGCTTGCCGCAGTTGACGAAAACGGTATCGACCTGATCGACTACGTCATCCCGTACCACAAGAGCTCTATGGACAAGGCCACCCGTGACAGGATCGGCCTGAAGAACTGGAGCGAGTACGAGAGCCAGCAGACCGAAAAGAATCACGATTACGATACCACGGTCTATGACGAGAACTATCACAAGCACCCCAACTTCAGCGAATGGTTCAGCTATCCGGAAGCAAAGGCTCTGGCTGATCAGTACAAGAACCAGGGCATGAGCGCCTTCGAGGCATCCAAGGCCGCGATGGAAGACATGGCCCGGAAGTATATTGATCTCTGCCACAGCCGCGGGCTACAGGAAAAGTTTGCCAACTTCAGCGGAGAGACAGGCTACTGGAAGCTGCTGATCGACCGGAAAATGATCAACCAGGTGACCGGCGAGCTGATCGAGCAGAAGGCTGTACGGCCCAACTTCGACAGCGACGTGATCCAGGATATCCTCCACAGCGAGGTCGACCGGGTCAGGGAAACCCAGCCTGATATGGATTCCGCCGTGAATGAGATGCTCCGCCTGTGGGAGAACGGCGCCATCCAGAAGGCCGCCAAGAGCAAGGATGTCCAGTCTGCGATCAAGGTCATGGAAGAGAACTTCGCCAAGGCTTACATCCTGGCAAGCAGCGAGGACCAGAACACCCAGTACAGCCTCCCCTCCGATGAGGACTATGAGATCGCCGTTGCATCCGGAGATATGGAAGCGGCGCAGAGGATGGTGGATGAAGCCGCAAGGGCTGCTGGTTACGACCCGAACTATCTGTTCTGGCGTGGGGACAGCGCTCCGTATACTGAGCTTGAACCCGGCGACGGCGGAAACCTTGGCCGTGGATTGTACTTCACCGAGAGCAGACCCTATGCAGAAAGGTTTGCGAGAGGTGGTGTGCTCCGACAGTTTTATCTGAGGCGCACCCGCGGCGGAGATATTTCAAATGATATGTTTGAAGATTTCCGCATGTATACGGATCAGTGGTGCGAGGATAACGGTATCGATCCTGATTACATTGAGCCTGAGACATTGTCTGAGATCTTTGATGATTTCATAGCAGACAATGACTTTGACTACATCGAAGGTGAAAATGTCGGCGGTCTGAGCTACGGAGCACCGGAGACTGCCGTCCAGAATTCTTGGCAGGCGAAGCTGGCGGACCCCGTCACCTACGACGATGCCGGAGAAATGATCCCCTTGAGCCAGCGCTTCAATGATCAGAGCGACGATATCCGCTACAGCCTTCCCTCTGATGACATCCTCAACGATCTCATCGACCGTTATATTGACGAGGAACTGGCGAACATTGATAACGATGACTTCGCTCCTGAAGCCACCCCGATCCGTGCTGACAGGAACAAACCCGCAGTCAATCCTTCCGGCGCCAGCTCTGGTCCTGTCCAGAGCGGCGACACGATCATGCAGAACTGGGCAAAGGCCCTTGGCATTCCTGCCGATACCCGCAAGAGAAAGTATGAGCGGTCTCTGTACAATACTACAAGAGGATACACTCGCAAGGGCAGTGGCATCATCCACGTGAAGGATGCAGGCAACGTAGAAACGGCAGCCCATGAGATGGGACATGTGTTTGATCAGATGTTCGGTCTGCTCTCCCATGCCAATACCCAGGCCATGATCAACAAAATGTCCCAGGATCCCCAGTGGGCAGACTGGCTCAACAGGTATTCCGATGCAGAAAAGCCCGGTGAAGCTATCGCTGAGGTCATGAAGAACTGGATCATCGACCGGAACAAGGCAATCAACATCGCCGGACAGGACTTCATCGACTATCTTGAAAAATGCCTGGCAGACCGTGGATGGCTGAAGCCTACCCTGGAAGCGGCAGAGCAGCTCCGCAAGAACCGCGCAGCCGACTCCTTTGACCGGGCAAAAGCAGCCACAAGGCTGGATGAAAACAAGCGCAAGGCCGAACTCAATAAGGGCTGGCGGACATGGATGGCAAGGTTTGCTGACTACACGCTCGACCTTGATCCATTGAGCCAAGCTTACAAGGAATCCGGCAAATACAACGCAGCACTGGACCCCAGGACCCTGCTCCTCGCCCGAGAGAGCGAGATCGGGAAGCTCATGGATTCTATCCTCTACGACACCATGGTCGATCCTGAGGGCAACCCTGTCACAAAGGATGATGGGACCCAGTGGGGCAGCTATCAGAATATCTTGAGCAAGATCTCTGAGGCGGATGAGCTTCCGTTCAACACCTACTTGCTTCTGCTCCATGCACGGGATCGTCAGCACAGTGACATCAAGCTCCTCAGCCAGATGACCCAGGCGGAGATCGCGGCTCTGACCCCGGATGAAATCAAACAGCTCCAGCAGGAAGAGGCGCAGATCAAGAAGGTCTTCGGCGACGAGGTGGACATCGAGTCTGCCATTGCCACCGCGGAGCAGAAATACCCTGGCTTCCAGGCTGTCGCCAAGGAACTCTATGACTTCACCGATGCCTTCATGCGGACCTGGCTGGTGGACACCGGGATGCTTCCCGAGAGCCAGTATGAGACCATGCACAAGCGTTATCCGCACTATGTCCCGACGTTCCGCACCGGCGCAAACGCAAACAAACAAACCGGAGCACGTCCCGGACAGCAGGGATCCAACGGCGTCCGCAGGGCCTACGGCGGTACCACGGACATCTACAACCCGGTCATGGGTCTTGTAGAGTACATGCAGCGGTACATCGCCAACTACAAGCAGGTCGAAATCCTGAGAGCCCTGGACGGTCTGTTCACCGATGGAGATGTCAATACCAGGGGCATCGCTGAAGAAGCGCAGGACGACGTCAAACTCAACTGGCAGGGAGCCGCTGTCTCCCGGGCTGTCAGCAGCCTGCAGAACTATATCGACGGGCTTCAGAAAAATGGTGCCAATCTGCCTGATACGCTGATCAACGGCCTGCTGGATGCTGTCAACAGCACAGACCCGAACGTCTGGATCCATAAGGATCCGGAAGGAAACGACATCATCAACGTACCTCTGGCGGATGGAAAGACCCGTAGCTGGACCGTCTACGACCCGGGCATCATCAAGGCGCTCACCTACATGCCCAGCACGGGCAGCCTGGTCCACGCTGCGAACGCTGTCCGCAAACTGACGTCATTCCTCTGCGCCCAGTCTACCAGCAGGAGCCTGGCATTCAGTGTGTTCAACTTCATGAGCGACTCTGAGGAAGCCCTGACCACCGGCCACAGCGCATACACCTGGGTGGACTACATGGGCCACCTGTTCAAGTCCTTCTGGGATTTGGGCAAAAACAAATTCAATGACTTCCGCGGCAATGAGGTGGATGAGACCTACCGCCTGTTCAAGATCTTCGGTGAGATGGGCAGCCGGTATGCCTTCCGTGCCAAAGACACGCAGAAGGAAATCAGGAAGAACCTGTACGGAGACACGACCAGCACTGTGGGCGAGAAGGTGAAGAAGATCCTGACGGCGCCCGTCAGTACCATCGCCTCTGTCAGCGACTTCTTGGAGGACCTGAGCCGATACAACGAGTTCAGGGTCGCTGCCGCCAAGGGGCTGGTTGACCTGAGCACCTACGAGGGACGGCTGCAGGCTGGCAGATACGCCAGGGAGGTCACCGCAGACTTCAGCAAGCGAGGTTATTCTGATACCATCACCGTAGCGAAAGCCTTTGTGCCGTTCCTTGGGTCTACCATCCAGGGTACCGCCAAGGCGCTGACCATGTTCTCCAAGGAAAATGCCGGGAACAGGGTCAACATCGCTGCCAGGATCGTCATCAATGCTATGCTTGTGAACGCTGTCACCGCCTTCATCCGCGGGATGACCTGGGATGATGACGACAAGGAAGCCTACGATCAGATCACTGACTACGAGCAGAACAAGTACTACCACATCAAGATCGGCGACGAGTTCTTCCGGATCAAGCGGTCTCAGAACCCCCTGGTCCAGTTGGGCTCTGCCTTTGGCAACCTGATCGGCAGTACCATGACCGGCTTCGAGGCTGATCCTTTGGGCGACTTCGCCGGTATCTGCAGAGAGATCGCCACCAACATGCTGATCGACCCGACACAGACCGTGTTCTCCCCGTTCATCGACGCCAAGTTCAACCGTACCTACTGGGGCGGACAGATTGAGAACAGCCAGATGCTGGAGATGGACGTAGCCAACCGCTATGACCCGGAGGACAAGGCAACCCCGATCTACAGAATGATCGGCGGTGTGCTGGGCGTAAGCCCTGCTGTCGTGGACTATGTAGCCGGACAGTACACCGGATCCCTGGGTGTGGTCGGAAGCAAGTGGGTCGGCTCTGCCATCGAAAACTATCAGGAGAACAAGGGCGTGACTGACGTGGTCATCGGCTCCCTCATCGACAGTGTAAGGGACAGGCTGGCTGACAGGTTTACGATTGACCCAGTGAATACCAACAGGATCAACAGCACCTATAAAGACATGCTTGGTATGCTGGATGCCATTGGCAATGCCGCCGACAACGGTATGACCCCCGCCCAGCTTAGAGGTGACCTGACAGAGGCAGAACAGCGGAAAGCAATCAGCACTGCCAAAGACATGATGAAATCCGGCGGCAAGGTTGGCAGACTCAAGAAGGAAATCAGCGGACTCTGGAAAGATTACTTCGCTGTCAAGGACAACAAGAATTACACCGATGAACGTAAAGAGCAAGAGATGCGTGAGATCCGCAAGCAGCTGAACGAAAAAATGCTGAAAGCCAACGAGATCATCGGCGATTATTTCTTGGAGTACGGACACGTCAGCCCGATCCAGTACACATGGAACAACATTGTCAACGCGGCAATGGGTAAAGATTAACAACCAACTACAGCCCGGTCGAAAGGCCGGGCTTTTTTTGCATATGCATCTGCATATTTACGAAACGATTTATCATATGCAAAAGCGACATATATCGACATATCGTTTTGACATAAGAAAACACCGAAACCTCGAAAGTTCCGGTGTTTTCGCTGGTACGCCCGATGCGATTCGAACGCACGACCTTCAGAGTCGGAGGCTTCTGATTGTGTTTGCGTTTTGCTCTGATACATCAGAGTTATTTGATTACATATTTTCTTCCTGCATATCGTTACGCATATTTAACAGAGATTTTTCCATCTGATCGATGCTGTTTTGGGTGCGCTTATCGGTAACGTGATCGTAGACCCGGAGGATCATCTTCTCGTCGGCATGGCCCATCCAGATCATAGCCTGGTGCATATCAATGCCAGCATCCCGGAGCATGGTGCAGAAGGTGTGGCGGAGATCATGAGGGCGGATGTTGACCGGATGTCCTGCCGCCTTGCTCAGATGCAGGGTGTACGATTCCCAGCAGCGGGTGAAGGACTGCTCTGTCATGGTTTGCCCGTTTGCTGCGCTCAGGATGCGTCCTGCGCGGTTTTCAAGGGCCGGACGTAAAACGGATAGGATAGGAACCTGGCGCGTTCCTGAGGCCGTTTTAGGCCGGGAAACGACGGGTGTGTTTCCATCGAACCTGATTGCCTTGTTGACGGTAATCACTCCCGCCTGCAGATCAATATCCTTCATGGTGAGGGCCAGCACTTCCCCCCGCCGTAATCCGGCGTAGAGCATGATTAAAGCAGCTGTCTGCATTCGGTGGGGTGTTTCCCTTATCAAAGCAATCTCTTCGTCTGTGAGCGTCTTGTGCGTTCCCTGTGTGCCTTTGGGAGGCTGGGCGAACCTTCCACGAAACGGATTTTTGCGGATCAGGTCATTTTCGATAGCAGTATCAAACAGACTGACATAGAGCATCCGCGCCCGCTTGATGGTGGATGCGGAATAACCTTCATAGTGTTTCCAGACCGTGGCGGCATCGTCCACGGTCACTTTTTTTATTTTTTGGGAACCGATGACGGAACAGATGGCTTCAAGTTGTTTGGCGTAATCATTGTAGCATTTATCCGATACGCCGGATTTATGGAGCGGGAGCCATTTCTGCGCGTATTCCGAAACGGTCGGATCATACCGGGCGGCTTCCCCCGCTTTTTCCTGCCGCTTGTAGGCTTCACGGGCTTCAAGGGCTTCATCTTCCGTCAGGCCGTAGAACCATTGATCCCGATAGCGACAAGCGAACCGCCCATCTTTCCTTTGTTTTAAATGCTGTCTTTTCTGCCTTGGCATGGTATCACCCGGTTATCAGTTTCACGATGCCGATAATGACGGCAATTACGATGATAATCACGCCGAGCGGGCTGTTCATGATCTTCTTTGCGTCTCTTTTTGCGTTCTTCGATGCCATAGCGGTTTCCTCCTTTTAGTGTTCAATGGTACTGATTGGGAGCGAGTTGTAAAAATCATCCCGTTCGATATGCCTTATTTCGTGCAGAAAGGCCCTTTTTTTCGCTTCTGGAGAAAGATAATCATTGATATAGATAGATGCATACCCTTCCGCATCAATGCGGACAGCGGCCTTTATATCGCCGGGAAACGGTATCATATAAACGTGATAGTCTCCATCAGTCAGCATTTTCGGTTCCTTCCAATGATTTCAGCATAGCGGCGGCGGCTTTCAGGTGCTCCGGCTTGGCGTTTTCTGCGGCATCAAACAGCAAACGGTATGCAGGATCACGGCGGTATCGTTCACGGATGGTATCAGTATCAATGTTCTCCTGCTCTGAAACGGATTCCCGCCCAAGAAGTTCGTCAACAGAAATTCCAAATATTTGAGCGAGTACAGGCAAAAAATCAAGATCGGGGCGGCGGTTCCCATTCTCCCAGCTTGTAATAGTGGATTGAGAGACGTTCAGCTTTTCTGCCAATTCGACTTGTGTTAGGCCCAGCTTCTTCCTGTAATACTTAATATTATCATGTAGCATATTATCACCTCAAGTGATATTATATACTATTACTAAATAAAATAAAATAGACAAATTGTGATATTTCCTATTGACAAATATTGCTATTAGTAATATAATTAAGATGTTCCAAGGGTTAACACCCTAACCCCTCTACCGCCAGTTTTACTGGCAGAAAGGAGGCCATCATGGCCCGCACTCCTAACTTCTCCCGCCTCGACCAGTTGGTCGATACCTTCCCCATCGGCCTTGTGGTCGAAAACTTTGGCCTTCGTGCCAAGGTGGTTGGCTACCAGTATTCCGCAACCATTGCCGAATATACTGGCAACCTGATTCTTAGCGATACCACTTCCAAGTGGGTTGCTGACCCTGACAAATGCAACAGGGTATAACACAAAAACCCCGAGCCTTGGCGGGAAAAGCCCAAGGCAGAAGGGAGTAAGTTATGGTTTCTGTTGACCGCCTTTCCGTTGAAAATGGCTTATATGCCATTCAACGCCGTATTATTGACAAATACGGCTATAGCCAATCGGTTGAGGATATATACCCTCTTAACTGGTACATAGGCACAGGCCGTGCTTCCGTTGAGTTTCTTAGGCTACTTTTAACAGCAAAACCCTTCATGATTGCAAGGAAACTGCATGAAGGTGGTTCTGTTCAGGAAGTGGTTGACCGAATCAGAACGTATCTTGGTTACTAACAAAAGGCCCGCCGGGAGCCTATCCCGGCATAATTAAGAAAATAATTATCACTGATTGTAGTATCACATATTGACAAATATTGCAATTTGTAATATAATACTAAGTGTGATAGGAAAGGGGGTGCGAACATTACAAACAATGTTGAAATGATCCGTAAAGAGAAGGGCATGACCCAAGCAGAGCTTGCGGAGCGGCTGGGCGTACAGCAGAGCACTATCAGCTTGATTGAGAATGAACAGCGCGATCCTTCCGTGGAACTTCTTTTCAAAATGGCAGAGGCTTTAGGAGTGACAGCGGATGAACTGATCGGCAAGAAAGCGGGGTGACACAATGGAAACGCTCGTATCCATCGAAACCATCTGTTCCCGGTATGGGTGTGAGCGCCACAAGGCCGGGGCGATCATGGACAAACTGCCGTGGTTCAAGGTCGGGAACCG